ACGCCAAGTTGCACAATAACAGAATATTTTAAATTCAACCAAATTCACTAAACAAACAATGGATGTCTATGGAAAAAACGCAATTCAAGAAGCAGGAGATGCTTACATACCTGAGTATGATGTGCACAATGAGCATGATCTCATGATTGACATTATCTCCACCACTTATTCAAAAGAGGCAATTCAGGGTTACATGGACAAGATCAAGGAATGTGTTTCTAACGGTTACTCACACAAATCAAGTGCTGAAATTGTGAGAGCCTTGGGAAGGAGAACAGAGAAGTTGAAAATTTACAAAAACGAGTTTTGTTTTCAAAACATTAGGCATTTGTACGGAACTCTTCAGTTAGCTCTGGTGCTGATGGAAGAAGGTCATAGTGTGCATCTGATAGAAGCTGTGGATTGCAGAGAAATTAAGAAAATGTCTGACATTGATTTGTTGACAACTGATAAAGATGGATTGCCAAATCTATTTGATTACACACAAGTTAAAAACACCACCAACTATGACGTTCAAGACAAACTGGACAAGTTGAATGTATTGCAAAACAAGTTCCTTGAAGTTAAGTACAAGTGTGCTGTAGTCTCTCAAACTTTGCCTGACTTTCTTTGGGAACTCACTTATGCAGATGAGCCTGAGCTTAAAGGCTATTTTGTTGATGAGTTTACCAAGTCTAACAACCTTATTGCTTTGTCGTCGGAGTTCACTAAACAACAGTGTGAGGAACTTTTGGACATTTATTCTGCTGCGGTCATAGAAGCTGAGGGGGATGGTAACACAAGATTGATCAGAACACTTCACAAAGGGCCATCCACAGCAATTAAGCTGATGACAGAATTCAAGGAAATGGTTAGGACCAATGGAGTCAGGTCAGCCTCTATCTTCACTCTTTTCCGAGAGCAATTTGAGCACAATAAGGGAAAAGAGGACTATTCACTTGATTTGTTTGAGACATTGGAAAACTGTGATGAACTCCCTTTATTTCAATTTCCTCTTGCTCACAGAAACATTGGACTTCAAAACAACAACCCTTTCGAAAGGCTGAGAATAGTGTCAGAGGCCATTGAAAATTCAGGTAATTTGGTGAATCCTCTTATTTCCCTCATTATACTATCAGAAGATGGCAAAGAACATCCTACTCCTGAAGAAGTTGCATATTTGAAAATGAATCCAAGTTACTACAAGTATGAAGGTATCAAAATTGTGAGAGACAAACACAAATCATCTGGTGAGTTAATGAACAGTGTGAAACTGCACTTCTCTGGTGAGTTCAAAAGCCTGAAAGCCATTGCTTATGGTGATGAAAACACTAAGCATTTGATTGATGAGGTTAGGACTAAAAGAGAACGAAATGATTTTGAGACATTGGAAGAGATGCTTGAGATGGAGACATTGTGGTTCTTGAAAGAAGGCGAGTCATCGAGATACTTCACAGAATTGCAAGATCTGATTGGTCATGCCATGCCAGATTCAGATCTTAGCGATTTCATAAGGAAAAACATGAATGTCATTCTTTCTTATTTGTCCACAACTCAGCTTGGCTCTATGATGTCATTTGTACAAGAAGTGGCAACCGCAGTCTGCAATTCACCTAGAAAAAAGAGAATAGTAGTTCCTGATCACAGTGGGTTTAGCAAGAAAACATGTCATTTGTCATTAGACTGTGTGACTGACAGGTTTGCAGTGAGTTTGACCAATATGTCTTCCACCTTAAACTCTAACAAGGATCAAACAGTCGCAGTAGCTGGATATTTCCTTGATGATGATTGCAACTTTTCTAGAAAACATGAACAAGGCCTCTCCGAATGGTTCAACTACTCTGCAGCTGACCTAGACTGGCATTTAACTTTAGTTCACAAACTTTTATCTTGGTTGTCGCTTGAATACGAAGAGTTGTTTGTCAACAATCCTAAGGTCACTAAAGAACAAGTGATTAGAACGGCTTTGGCACCATCTTTAATTATGATGGCAAACGATCAGAAATTTGCTCAAGCTTCTGAGATGGTGCGATATATTTTTGTAAACTCCACTGGTATTTCAGGGGGAACCAAAAATTTGTATGAGAAAATAAACTGGTACAGACCCAAAAATGTTATCACCAAGTTGTATATGTTGAGAATGATTAAAATGAGTTCAGGAGTGCAATGGTTTAAGGCCATTGATCGCAAGTCTGAACTGTTGAATGAATATCAATCTGTTCTGGACACAAAGGATCATTTAACTAAAACTTTTAAATTCAAACACTGGAAAATAGCTTTCCCTCATGAATATGACTATGTGCCATCTGATTTGCATGTCTATAACTCCTTTTATATTTGTAAAGCATTTACAGTTCAAAGACACAACAAAATTTTGTCAGAAAGCTTAGTAGTCTCAAAACAGCTTGAAGCTCGCAGAAATTACCTACTCACCTTGGAGAAAAACAATTGGCATGAGCTTAGGTTTCTTCCAGATTTTACTTCTAGTCAGGAATTGTACAATTACATCAAAACTATGGACTTTGGTAACATAAATGGTTCAGTTTATTCTCCATCTCCAATTGTGGTCCTTCTTGGCGGTTTTTCAACTTTGCTTCGTACTCACAAACATTTTGACACAATCGGCGAATTGGTGAATAAAGAGTACCCCATGAGAGAACTTCCCAGAATGCTCAAAGCTTCAGACATCATGAACACGCATGGTTCTGTCACTAGTTCAGGATCTCATGGGGTCATAGTGTCTAACTATAAAACTCAAATTGTTGAAAAGGAAAACAAACCTAAAATAACAAAGAAAGTTTTTGTTAATCAGAACAACAAATGTTATGCCACCGTTTTACAAGATATTTATGATTTCCTTACTGATGAACCAGCCAAGCCCATTCCAGATGATTGGACCAGCGTGGAAGCTGAGTATGAAAATGTAAAGAGAGAAATGACAGATGAAATTTTGACTTGTGGCCTCAGACATAGTGATCAAATCTGGGCTTTGGTATCTAGGCACATATCAAACCTAACACAATTTGTATCAAAGATGACTCATAAGGATCAAATTGGTCAAAGAGAAATTGCTACATTAAATGCAGCATCTAGAATCTGCTGCTATTACGTAGAAGAATTTTCAAGACTAATCAGAGACACTGAGCATAAAAACGGCATGCAAGTTGATTTGATTGAAAGAAAGGATAAGGAAGTCATTGTGAAAGCTGCTTTCAACAAAAGCAGAATTCTAGCTGCAGAGGGCAAAACAGTTGTGTATGATTCAGCTGATTGCTCTAAGTGGGGACCTTCTATGCTGGTGTCTATTATGTACATATCACTAGGTATGAGAATACACGATGTACATGTCAGAGAGACAGTTATGAGATGCATGCACTTGTTCGGCAACAAAGTGTACAAACTTCCAGATTCCTTGTACACAACAACAGACTTGGATCACACTGAAGAAGAGACAAACGCAGTGTCAAGAGCCAGGAATGAGATTAGGAATATGACTTGGCCTTTGGGGAGAGCTGATCTGCAGATCATAAATTTGCCTGAAAGCATGCATCAAGGTATTCTTGGCGTAACTTCTTCTGTGTTAGGAACAGACATGTTGAATCTTTCCAGATATGTGTCTCACAAGTTGTACGATGGCAAGATCAATATAGACCCATTCTGTACTTCAGATGATTACACTAGAATTATCACATTTTCTGGTGTGGGCTATGAAGAAGTTTCTTTATCAGTGGTGATCAAACGAACCTTATCAATCCACTGCAGGATCTCAGATTCTTTTGGAATCAAGAGAAACATGGAAAAAAGCACACATTCAACCGTAGTAATGGAATTCAATTCCGTGTTTTACACTCAAAGTTCCGAAAACAGACCTGATATCAAGTCTCGCTTGGCTTATGTTGATTTTGGACATTCTTACGATCCTTACCCAAATGCTCTGGAATGTTTAACAAAAGGATCAGAGTTTTTGAGATCAGAAGGGAGTTTGCATGGTGCTATCTGGGTTCAATTGCTCAACACTCATCTAAGTATGCTGCAAAATCAAGGAGTGCGATTGTTTCATGAGTTAGGAGGAGAAATTTTCTCTGTCCCTCTTGAATTGGGTGGATATGCGAAGATTGATCCAGTTGCATCAGTCATGTCTAGCAAGTATGCTCCTTTATTGTCCAACTACTCCCCTCACTCAGATCCTAATCCGGAGGCATCCATTCAGGTTATGATGGAGTTGAAGCCCAAAGAAGTGGAAGAAGTGTCCTTGGATCCAGAAGATGCTATGAAATCTCGTGTTCCCAAAATGAGCAGATCAGGAATGGTTCATTTGTGTAGAAGAGACAAACGAGATTCAAGGAAAATTAGAGAGTATTTGTCTAGAATTCCAAGATCACACTTTGTGGACTTAAGATACCCAGGTAGTAAGTATTCCATGTTGCCTGCTTTACTAGCTTGCATGCAACGTGAAGAATCTACTGCTAGCATGGAAAGCGCTGCAGCTAGATACTCTATCCCTCAAACACCAATTGACGCATTAGTATACAGAGTAAATTCTCCACTGTTAAAAGATTGGTTAGGTCAAACATTAATATCTCGCAGAGATTTGCACAATGCAGCAATTATGTTTTCCACTCTTAGATCTTCTGGAGAGTTGGCAGATCTTGACTTTTTTAAACGCCTTCCGAAAGTCACCATTCCTTTCTTTTATGAAGCCTTCTTAGAAGATCACAAACGGTACATATCTAGACTTAAATCACTTAAGCCTGTATCCATTGTGGCCGTAAACAAAAGAACCCATGCATATCCTGTCAGAGAAGTGTTTGTACCCTCGATGTGGTATGGCAACATGTTGGATGATTTCTCTCGAGAATTCAAACCAGTTGAACTGGGTGGTCGAAGTCACATATCGCCTCAAATTTTCTTGGAAAGTTTGATGATGTTCCAGGCTAAGATGCGAGACTTGGTGGAAAGGAAACAAGTTCTTAAGTTGACATTGATGGAATCAGATGCAAACAGCAAATCATTGTTCGACAAAATTGTTGTTGGAGCCTTCATGAACGGAGCTAGGCTGGTTTATGATGTCAAAGAAGATAACACTCATTTACCAGCAGTGGAAGACAACATATCTTTTTTGCTACGCATGTTTTCACGTAAGGATTGGCATCATCAGTGGTCTGCTCATGGAAATCTTGATTGGGACATGCTTGATGAAAGGATAGTTGCACTAGCTTCTGCAAAAAAACTGTCATTCTTAAATTGCACCAACCTTTTAAACGCGAGCATGAGCACGTCTGAATTTTTGGAGTTCAATGACACCAGGTCTAAAGTGGAAGTGTGGCATAATGTGCAACTAGCCATGAAAAATTTCCAGAGTTCACCTTTAGTGATCAACCCTGCTAACGTCAGTTTTTCAAACAAAAACGAAGTTTTCAAATTAGGTCAACGATCTGCTATTTACTCGTCCCCTTTCAAAATAGTGGGAGATGAAATTGTAGGAAGAGAAATTATTCAAGAAAGCACAGGTGGAAAACATTTTCATTTTTTAACAATTAATAAAGATTGTGAATATGACACACCTAGTGACACTGCAAAGGATGTGTATAGAGTTTTGGATATTAGCACTGTAGATAGAATCAGAGTTAGAATCAAAAACACTGCTGGCTTCCTAATGTTAGTTGGCCCTGATGATTTTCCTTTACAAGTCTTGTGTTCATCATTGCCTGAAATAGAAAACAAAGTTTATATTCATTATTCCAGAGAATTGGTGACTAAAGACATAATTGCTAAGCTTGATTTGAACAATATATCATTTGGCATGTCTGATTCGTTAAAAAAAATCTTAAACTCCAATCTACTACTACATTACGATGATGGTGAGGGTGTCAAGGAAGAAATGGGTGAACAAAGCGAGTCTGAGGGGGATGATTTCAGTGACATATTTGCTTCAAATGATGATGATGGATTGTCATTCGATTTGGGTCAAATGGATGATTGGTCAGATCACTCCCAATCTGAGTCAGAGTCAGAGTCTGAATATGATGATGAAGATAGTGAGGATGAACTAGAAGATCCTCCGTGGGAAAAAACCAGCTCTATAGGCAGCTTCATATCTCAATATGGAGTTTTCCAACCTACCAGCACTCTACTATCAACTAGAGCTTATGGTCAATTGGATTCTTTGCCTCAGTCTGCTCGTCGGAAGTTAGAGCATGCTGTGAGAATAGAGAAAACAGTTTGTATAAACCTCCCTTTTAAAACTGTAAACTCTGAATACAAGTCTGGACCAACTGGTACAGGATTGTCAGAACTTATTTCTGAAATTTCATCTACTAACGCAATTGACTCTGCATGGTGTGTCAGTTACCTTAGAGATTGCTTGGTTAACTCCTCAATTGTGATGAACTCAGTGAAGATGGTTCTTAAAGATGACGAAGATGATGAAGACTGGTAAACAGTTGTTAATCTTTTTCTGTTATTTGTTGTGCACATGGCG